GCCAACAGCAAAACGAGCGGCAAGTTCACCGAAAAAAGCAGCCGGTGCCGTTAAAACTCCTCCGATTTTTGCACCGAATTTTATCACATCAATCATTGCGGCGGTAAAATTTTTTATTTCTGGTGTATTATCAGTAATCCAGGTCGAAAGATTAATCAACTCCGGCATTAGTTCCTCGGCCAGGGTCATTTTTATCCCGCCGAATACACCTTTTAATCGAGTCATCTCATCTACATAGTCGGCGGATTTCTCGGCAAGTCTGGTTGAGAAAACCATTCCCAGCCTTTCCGCTTCATCACCCAATTCTTTAATCCCTTTCGAGCCTTCGACAAGCATGGGCAATATTTTCTGTCCGTATCGTGCGCCGAAAATATCGGCTGCATATGCGACTCGCAATTCGGCACTTTGCACTTTCATTAATGCATCGGCAACATCAAATAAAACATCTGTTGATTTTCTTAAAATTCCATTCTCATCTACTACAGCAACCCCGAGCCTCACTTGCGGCCTTCATCATTCTAACCTGGTATCGCAAAGCATTGTTTAGGGTATCTAAATCGGCACCAGATCGCTGGGCAGCATAATCCAAACGGGAGAGTTCCTCGGCGGATATGCCAGTAAAAACACTCATTTTCTGAATTTTATCTCCTGCCGCCGCCACTTCATTTGTCAGGGTAATTATTTTTCGGGTAAGCAAAGCCATTCCTGCTATTGGCAGGGCTGTCTTTAAAGCACGCATGGAATTAGATAAATTTTGTATAGATTTATCAGCTTTCTTGACTGATTTTCCAAGCTTCTCGGTTTGCTGGGTGACCAGTTTCCCGCCTTCAAGCTTCATTTTTATTTCGAATTTTTTAGTGTTTCCCGCCATTAGTTTATATGCTCCTTCTTTTACTTGCTTTTTTTAATCTCTCTTCTTCGTACTCATTTTTCGCAGTCAAATAAAGCTGATAAATTTCGAAATCCTGCCAGGTTAATTGATCTGGAGAAAGCTTAAAAGTTTCTATATAATTTGCGAGCAGACCGGCATAATAGGTCGTTTGATATTTCGGTTTCCAGTCAAGGTTTTCTTTTATTCTGCAACCTTTACATGGGTCAGGCCCTTCCTGTTTCAAGACGCAATTCTTTAAGCCCGGACAGGTTCTTTCTTTCAAAGGAACATCTGCCCGCCGTAAAGCTTCCCGTATGTCGTCTATCAGTTTTTTGCCTTTTTATCCTCTATGGGTACGCCGGTTTTTCTTAACAACAATTCAACCGCTTCAACTTTATGCTCCAACGGGATATAATCTTTCCAGTTTTTCAAACCTTCAGGGAAAATATAATCCTCAACCCTGATTATGCACCTGTCATACAGCAGATTTATTCCGCCCCAGTAATCAATTCTCGGTTCGATTTTCCTCTCATCATCTTTTCCCGTCATTTCAGGCGCACTGAATTGCCGGTAATAAGCTACCTTATCTTCCGCCGTAGGCGTCCTGAAAATATGCGCCAGCCCGGTATAGCCTTCTTTGGCCGGTGTTTTCAGAACTATCCTTACTACTTTAACCGGACTGTTTAAATCATCTGTCGTATCGTAATGACCGTCAAAGGTCAAATCGAGATGCAGCACGCCGCCCTCTCCAAAATCCTGGCCGATCGGTTCGGTGATAACTGCTTTCGGCACTGTAATATCCACCTCATCATTTACTGTCGAAATCAGGCTTCCGATACAGGATAGAGTTACTGCTATCTCCGTTCCATCCTGTTGAGCCGATCTGAAAGTGTCGATATCCCCCGTTACGGCAATCAAACCGACACTCAGGCTGAAATTGCGCTCAGTCGTTAACGGCCATCTTGCCGGATAAATCCGGTCGCTTTCCGTGGAAGTTTTCACAAAAGCCAGATCGAGATTAATTCCCGAATTTACTGTAAATTCGAAATTTCTTAGCTGCGAAGTAATATCAGAATCAAGTTCAAAAGTACCTGCATAATTGTAGAGAAACCTGCTTGCCGTAGCGTCCGGCCAGCTATAATCGGAAAGCGGAGTTCCTATTTTAACACCCAGAAAAGAACCGCCGCACTCCAGCCGGTTCGATCCGTCTCCCCGAATAGTCAGATTTTCACAAGCCACGCCCTGAACGCATTGATCCGTTCCGTCTTCATACATTGCGAAAGTGGTAAAATAAGCTTCCGGTCTTGTGGCAAGAGCCGTAAATTTAGACTCATGCTTCCAGGCTTCATCAGCCTCAACAACCGATGGAGAGGAAGTGCTGAAAGCGAGACCGACTAAATAGCCGATAAAATCAACCGAAAGAGGCTGAACGGGAATTTCAAATTGTACAAACTGTCTCAATTTGCCCCTTTCAGTCTCAAATTCGTGGCCGGTTCCAACCATCCCCTTATCCGTCCAGTGTTCTGCCGACTCATTGATAATCACGGGATCGCTCAGTTTAACAAATCTGGTTAAATCGGATTTGGTTAATGGAGTACCGATAGACGATTGCTTTTTCAAGCTCCATGCGATTTTGCTTGCGTAACGTGGTACAGGTGCAAATGCCATTTTAAACCTCCTTAATGTTTATTCCGCTATTCTATTATTTGCCATGCGCTTATTATTAACGTATATAGCGTGATCCCTATCGCCTCCAATGCTTCGTGCTTGGCCATTGAAACAGGCCGAAAAGGTGAAAGGCCGTCAATGCCCAAATCCAATCCGGTTACTTTATCTATTACCGAATCAAGCAGCGGATACGAGTCTTCAATTGAATATCTTCTATCCCGCAAATCCGAAGCAATAATCGTAAGTCTGAAATTCAAATGTTCTTTCATACAAGACCAGTCAACCGATGCAGTTCCTTCTTCAAAATCAAGGCTTTCCAGAACCACGCCGCAAAAGGGGACAAGGGAAGTACTTTTGACAAATTCCTCAACGCTTCCGCTGAAAGTTTTTACTCTTTTACTGTCCAGACTTTGACAGGTTATAAGCTGATTTATTCTTATTTATTCCAGATATAGTCTATCAGGATTTTCCCAGCATTTTCTTTTATATCGTTTTCAAGACTCAAGACCTCAAAACCCATCCTTTCAAGCCAAACGGCTTTCCGGTAATCCCGGTTTCCTATAATGCAGCTTGTATTGCCTGGCTGATAATAATAAGACTGCCGAAAAACGCCGGAATAAACTAATTTTTTCGTTTTTCCCTTTCTCTCTTTACGGCGTACATAGGATTCGCTTTTCAATGCCCGCCAGGGATTATCTTTCGGCCCGCCGCCAGCTTGCATCTGATTTCCCATAGCCCGCCTGAACCAGTCCACGGCAATCCTTCGATATACCATACCTCCAACTGTCTCCCAGGCGCTTCGCTGATTTCCAGCCCTTTTTGCCAGTCTATCAAGTTCATTCTTTAATTTCCTAAACTGTCTTTTGGTATCCAAAATCACCCCTTACATCTTAGCCAATTTTTCTTTCGTATATACCCGCTCATCATCATCAGGCACAGTATAATCGCTGCTTGCATCCGTCCGGTAAAAGTCCGTCCCAGCCGAAGCTTTATTGCCGTCAGTATCAAGACCCAGAGTTATCTTGCCGCTGGAAAATAATTCCAGCTTGCGAATACAATCTTCGTAACTTATTCTTCTTTCCTCCGGCACGCCCTGACGGCGCAGAAACAGATAATAGATCGCTATTAATGCAGATAGCTTGTTAATTTCATCCGGCACGGGGTCTTTTGACCTGAGATCAGGCCAGCGATTCAGGCAATAGCTGTCAATTTCCGCATCCGCCGAGGCAATCACTTCATCAAGCACTTTTTGCACGTCTTCACTTTCAAGGCTTGCCTGACTGTCGGAGCTCGCCAGTTCGACAAGCTGATCTTCATCTATCCACAGGATCAAATCACTGTGAGTGCTGTATGCCATGTTTTATCTCCTTTCTTTATCTCCTTGTTTTATCTCCTTAATTGCTTCTTTCAAGCCGGATATGCTCTTGCATAACAGTAGTGTCTGCCGCAGCGGCCCCAATGCGGATAATTTTCATCCACTGCGCCGCCATAATATCTTTTTCATCAACCCACAGCCACGCATTAGCGCCCGCATCGTCTGTTTCCGTTTTAAGCATTATCGTATCGGGCGGGATAGTTTGCCCCCAGCCGAAACCGTTGTTATAACAAGCTATATAATTTATCTCCGGAGTCGCCTTGCTTGATCTTATGCCGAATTGAATCGACCTGACTTTTCCTCCCAAATAAAGCATTCTGGAGGTGTCCGTGGAAATTCCCTTGACTGTATCCTGGGCAAAATAAACAACATGCAATGCCGGTTCTTCAATCCTGCGAATCATAATTGTAAAACGATCCGCTCTGCTTCTCTGCCCTGCCAGAACCGGGGACTGATTGTTAAAATTAATCGCAAACAGGCTGTCAATTCCATTGACCGGATACTGCGGCCAGTACACTAATTCATCAATTCTGAAAGTGTCTTTAAATGTTTTTGGATTCCCGCCGGAAGAAAACATTATCGCAGCAACTGTCTGGAGGCTGTCCCGAATCGTATCGAGCAAAGAGGCGCTTAATTTAATTTCGGGTAAAGTATCCGGTCTATTGGTTGTGATCGTAACTCCTTCTTCCGGCAGTAAAGTCCCGCTCGCTTGCGTTACCAGCAATTCAATTCCATCTTTAAAATCCAGAATATCGAATTCAGCGGAAACCGGGATCGTGTTCTGACCTATTGCCGATCCGTGTAAAATCCAGACAGAGACCAAAACTGCCGTTAATAATCTCAATGATTTTTTTATCATTTCACTGCTCCTTTCATCATTCTTTTCACCATCCCTTTCACCATTCCTTGCTTTATCAGGGCGATGCGCTCTCTTTTGTTTTTCGCCCCGGATATATCAATCCCAAGCTCGGCATCTGAGAAAGATGCTTATTCGGCGCTGAAATATCTTCTTCCTTATCTGATACTTCAGCCTCGATTTTTTCAGCAATCGGGCCGCGCTTGCCGCCCCTGGTAATCAAATCTTCCGCAACTTCATCAGATACCTCGATAATATCACCTATTTTTGCATCCGGCTTTCCAAGCCAGCACTGCAAAAGCCTTACTTTTTTCATCAGAATATCTCCTGAGTTCTAAAGATTGAAAGGGAGCGCGAACGCTCCCTTTATTATCAGCTGTCGCAGCCCGTAATCACATAACCTGCGCCGACCGCAACTTTTTTCACCGTCTGTTCAACAAGCCCTTCGATCCATGTACCATGACGGTCATTATCATAGTACCGGAAAATGGCTATCTCGGACTGACCAGCCAATTTCCTGCGGAAAGTGTAACCGGCACTCATTGACCGCATACTCGGCTTGTTCTCCACATAACAGACAAAAACATCGAAATCATCGCAGATGAAATCATAGCTTGCTGTGCTTACGCCCGGATTCGCCTCGTTCTGAATCCTTGTTGGAATCACTACTTGAAGCCCAAACAGCTTTGGCGGCAGAGAACCGTCAACCAGCAGAGTCGGGTCGGTATATTTAACCAGATTTCTCAATTCACTCGTAGCCGCCATTTTAGCCGCAATTGTAGGCGGGATTACAATATGCGTTGCGCTTACACCAGCGTTTTTCAAAATGCTTAATTTCGCCGCCCTGATATCCGCTTCGATTTCGCTCGAATCCGTATCCCATTCAGCCGTGGCCGCTGCCGTATTGGTAAAAATCGTCTCGTCCATCATAAGCTTGATAGCGTCGGCCTCCATGCGTGTACGAAGCTTGCCCAGGACAACATTGACCGCATCTTGCTCCGGTTTTACTCCGTTATCGGCGTTATCCTTTTCCTCGTCAGTAACAAGTTCTCGTAATCCATATTGCACGCAGGAACCGGTCTCGTAGGAATAGGTACGCTCCACTTCATTTGATACCGTTCCCGGCGCCCGTTCAACCTCGTAATCATCGCTTACCGCTTCTTTGCCCGAAAATATCCGGTACTTGAAATCCGTTTTCGGGACATTGACAACAGGGAAAATAATCTCACCAATTGACGGCCCGCCGCTTCTCATGTTCTCCCAGGCGAAATTGGTAAGAGTATTGTTAAGATTCTGGTTTGAGTATCTTGCAGCCATTATCTATATCTCCTTCTAAATTATTCAATCAGAAAAAAATCAGCTTGCCGCTTTCGTAACGATATGCGGATTCACGAAAACCGGAATCAACTGTCCTGCGGCATCCGAACCGCTTCTTGCCTGCGCAACCGGATAATGCGTGCCGCTCGGCGTTCCCAGGCTGTCTACCCGGCCATTAGAAGCGGCTACAAGCCAGTCGCCAGCTGTAACTCCATCGTCATAAGCCACGGCCAGACAAAGCCCCAAAGTGCAGACCTTGACATATGCATCTTCGTCTGCATCTTCCAGGAAAATGCCGATATTCTCGTCAGCATCCGCATCTGCATTGATCACGCAATTACTGCCGTTAAGGTGCGCTACCTCGCCCCTGGTAACATCTGCTCCAGCTTTCCAGGTTTCAATAGCGAGAGGGCTTACTCTTAGTTTCCCTTCAGAAGCCATTTTTCAATCTCCTTTTTAAAATCGGTAAGTTCAAACTTATTCAAATACATTCATTCTGAATCTTCGGAAGCTGCAATTCTCTGAGCCTCAGCAAGCGTCAGCTTTTCATCTGCATCCATCAGATCGTATGCCCGCAAAGATATTTTTTTATCCTCGGGATCGACTTCCTTCTGCTTAGCCCAAATTGCCTCCGCATCTTTGCGCAGTTTGGCCGTGCGCCTTTTGTCTCCAGCCTTAGGACTGGGTGCTGATAATTCGACAAGCAGCTTGTTTGGTTCACGCTTGGATATATCCTCCAGGATAAGCTTGCGCTTTTCCTCATCAAGCGATTCGCCGAGCTTCAAATACATTTCCGCATCTGCCGGGATAATGCGATTTTCCTCTTTCGCCTTCTCCACGCCAGCCTTGAAAGCTGCCAGCTTAGCTTCTGCTTCCTGAGCTTTGAGCTTTTCCTCGGCCTCTTTTGCCCGGGCTTCAGCGGCGGCCAGTTTCTTCTCGATCTCTTTCTTTTCAGCCTCGGCGGCCTGAATCTTCTTGCTTTCCGCCTGTAAGGGCGGCTTTTATTTCCATCCAGCCTTCAGTAATAGCTTTTTTAATATCCTTCGCTTCCATGTTACTAAACTCCTTTGATTTGGATTCAACTATTTTTGAAACCGGGAAAAAAGTCTCGTCTTCCGGCGGCCCTTTTCCGGCGCATAAAACAAAGCCTGAACACAGGTCGGCTCTTTCTGCCCTGGCGGCAAGAGACGGCAAAGAATTCAGAGTCTTTACCGCAGGTTCTGTTGCGCCCAGAAAAGCCAGTCCGGCAAGATAAGGCTTGCCCGATCCCATAAAATCAAGGTAAATTTCAGCGCTTCTGCTCCTGTATCGCCCTTTCTTAAGAGCTTCTCTCAAAGTGTCGCTCAACTCTTTCAGCCTGGCCTGCAAATAGAGCCTTCCGTTTCGGAACTGCGTTCTGAGTCCATCAATCCAGCCATGAGCCGGGCCTTCATCAGTATGCTCGATTTTTACAGGAGCTTCCAAAATATCGGGGTTGTATGTTTTCGCAATTGTTTCAATATCCTCCTTGCTGAATTTATGCTCCGCCGGTTTTCCCCCGATAGAACCGGTAAACGAAATATCACTTGCTGTTATATCCCACCAGCCGCTTTCAATCATTTTATCGGTTATCTCCGAGGCGGCTGCCGTGATCTCATGTTCTTTAAGCCAATCCTGCACGTCTTTTTTTGTTTTAAACTTCTCCTTGCTGAATCTGTAGCTTTGCGTTACCATTGAATCTTCTTTTCCCTCGGGCGGATTTTTCAACTTGCCGATTACAATAGCCACTCCTCCGCCCAGATCTTTACGCCGAAATGTATCCGGCCTGAACAAATCCGGTGATTTAACTCTGTATCTCCATTCATTTTCACTCTCATCAATTCCCGGCATTTCAACCTCCTTAATTAATTTGTCTTGAGGGGCAACAAAAAAGGCCATGCGAGTGTGCGGCCCCGCACGGCCTTTATTGTTTTTCCACCCGGAATCAAGAGATCCAGGTCTGCCCCATATTTATTTATATGTTATGCTCCCATTCTGCCCAGTGTTGAAGGCGGCCCTTTGAACTGTATTCCCGACATATCGGGGTAAATCGTACTGGCCTTTATACCCTCGTCTATTGCTTCAAAAGCCGAAACCGGCGCAACAAGGCATTCACAATTGTAGTGCAATGGAGGATAAATAACATCCCATACAGGATCATCCCTCCGATAAACCTTTCCGTCAAAAGATGTACAAATCTCGCAAACATTTAAACCGCCTGTTGTGCTGTACTCAAGATAAGGCACGAATCTTTCCACCGCTTCGGACGGTGACCCCAGCATTTGCTCCCAGCGTGAGGCATTATAAGCGTTAGATATGTTTGTCCGAAATACTGTTTCAAGGTGCCACCTGCTTGTCTTTGTTATTCCCGCCGTATCAAACAGTTCCCATGTTTCTTTTTGAAATTCATACTGGGTCATTCCCTCCCGCAAAGCCTTTTGCGCAACTTCTTTCACCTGTCCAATCAAGGCTATATTTTCAGTCCCCGCAATCGTAAAAGCCTCATTTTTTGCAAGCCTGTCAAGCTTATCGAATTCCACCCTTGTCAACGGCACTTTGTTTTTGAAAAATCTATATGCACTGTCTGAATTAAGCGGCGGTACGCTCGCAAATTCAGCCCAGGCCGCACCCGCCACGAAACTTTCCTCGAAAGCTTCCTTTCCG